CCCAGGCAACCATTACAACTCGCAACAGACAAACCATGGCTTAAGAAAACACTTCCACACAAAGAACGATTCGCACACAAAAGCACACAAACCACACACACATAAAAACCTGGCGCTTCACCAGGAAAACTATTCACTGGCTACATTTCACTCCCTACGCCCGAGGGAAACCATTTTAAAGTCTGGAAACTTATGCTCCGTTCTGAATCACCACTGGAGCCCCGATGAAATTGATGAAGTTAAAGTCCTCGTCGATGGCAATCATCATAGAATACGAGGTAAGAGTAGCATCCTCACAAGGACGCGTCACCACCAAACCCCAATATCCAAAATCCGTGCCTGCGGCGACTTTATACATCCCACCTGGAGTGTAACGAAAAGCCGCATAATCAGGGACCTTCACCTCACAATAATCATCTTTCGATTCGTCGAACACCTCAGCCGCCTGAAATGCGCCCACCACTGTACCAGTATTACTGGTAGCCGTGGCAAGAGCAGCGGCATCCGGATCCACGGCAAACCGATACCATGCGGTTCCTTGACTCACACCGGCGAGCCAATCCTGACTCCTACGAAACTTGAAACGCATTCCACCCCTATGACCAGCATATAAGCACTTGAACCAACGCATATACGCGAGCTTAGTCGCAGTAATTTTGTTGGTCGTCGTACCATAACTGTCAGAGCCTCCAATACTTGTGGGACACAATGGCCCGGCGGTACCAAACGACTTATTGGTCCTGCCTGCCGCACCCGCAGTATCCGCATTGAACTGCCCAATGTAATGGTATCTCTTTAAGAACGACCGGATAGAAAGGATGCTTTCACCGAAGACATGACGCTGAATCGACTCAACCAGCTCAAACGGACCTCCGAAATGACAATGACCAACGGCAGCAACATTCGTCACGGACGACGCTTGCAACTCAAAATCCTCACCCCCAGCAACAATAGCGGGGGGAGTAGTATCAATGTCAATGTCAGGAGGAGTACCGTCGAAAAACACGGCAAAATCAGGACCCGCCTTAACCGAGACAACGATCTGAACTCCTTGAGTGGACAGAGGAGCGTTGACTGGGTTCAAAACGTAACCTCGCAAAGCTCCATTACACAAAACAAGGGAATCATTTGCCGGATTTGAATAGGCAGTCTTCCTACGGATCCACGGAACGGGTTGTGACCATCCAACGACGATCTCAGCACACGCGCCGGGCTTCAACTCCAACACACATGTCCTCGACATCTCATTGGGATAGCCCGCAGTTGGAGTATCACCGTTCGGATCATACGAAATTCTCAAACTGCCCGAGTGTTGGTTTGCACATACACATCTAAAAGTGTAAACCAAACTCCCTCTCCAATATAGGAAGGCTCCGGTGAGCCAACCCACTGCCGAGGGAGTGTAATATGCAGAACCATCATACCAGGCCGACATGGGGTGAACCGGAAACTCAATGATTTTGACGTCGTAACTATCAGAGGTCGAGATCGTGTAAACTTGAATCACACTATCATGACCACCAATGTAAGCGACCGTCATCTCATCCTCCTTAATACCACACAAGTCGCTTGGATTCCCAAAAAGACCTTGATCCTTCATGTAAGCCAACGACACCACCGTATCATCATCATCCAAAGCCCCGTAACGGGCTGGCCTATTCAGGATGGTCTGACGGGATCTGACAAGATCTCTAGACCACCCAAAATAACCCGCAACGCTAGAAAGTGCACTGGTAACGACCTCAGCACCCTTA